ACTCTTATATTGCACCTTGCTTGAAGTACTATACTTTGTGCGAAGCGATGCTTCCTATGACGTTCAAATTGATGAATAAGAGCGTAGCAAGTAGAGAGAGTGACAACGCTAGAGCAATAAGTGTAGATGAGTTGACACTTTTAGAGAATCGCTATCGTGACAAAGCAGAATACTACGCGAATCGTTTGAGAGATTACTTGCGAGAATATACAAACGACTACCCATTGTTTTTGAATCCCGGTTCTACGTTTGATACTATTCGACCTTCAAGCACTACATTTGTAGGCGGTATCTATTTACCTACTGACTATGACGATTGTTTTTGGAACTATGACTTCCCGTCCGACGAGAGATAATAAGTGGCAAAAGAACAACGAAGCCAAACTCATCAAATTCTTAAAGAATGACCCTAAATCAAATCATAGCAAAAATCAGAACTCAAGTCGAAAGCCATAAGATGGTCGGCAAGTTCTCTGTCGGTGCTGAGTACAATCTTGCAGTCGACGAGGTCAAGTTCTACCCTCTCGTGTGGTTAGTTCCTGACGGCTTTGATATGGCTACTCGTGATGGTCGCTACGTGAACTATCGCTTCGCGTTGCTAGTTTTTGATAGAGTATTCGAGAGCGAGTCGAATACGATAGAAGTTTTAAGCGATACCGCTCAAATTATTATTGATATAATGGCTTTGATTGACTATCACTACAACAACGATGAAGACTTTCAGTTGATAGTGAGTAGCACAGCAGAGCCTTTCTATGACGCAAAAACAGACATTGTCGCAGGTTATGGCATCCAATTCCAAATTTCTACTCCTTACTTGGCTGATAGTTGCGTTGTACCTGTGTAGCGTCGTGTATGCGTTCTTCACTTTCAAACCAATTGAGAGAGAACCGCTGTACATTGAGACTATTTCGTACTACGAAGACACTATCGAAAAAGTACGATTTAAGAAACAACTTCTTCGCGATTCTATTTACTTGTATGACACGATGTATGTTGATACTTTCGCTCGTACTAGTGATGGACTTAAACGCGCAATCGATTTACATAGACACATCGACTCTCTCACAAGCGAATCACTATCTCGTTGAGGGTGCAAAAGCAAGACGCAAAGTTCTTGCATATCAAAAGTTGATTTTGCTAGATTCTATCGAAATCGCACAAATCGACTCTATTCGAACAATTCAATCACGAACAATACAATCTAAGCAAATCGAAATTGATGCGCTTAGAACGCACGAGAAGACGCTTAAATCGCAAGTCATAGTCTTCTCTATTGTCGCTTTTGTTCTTGGTATACTAATATGAAAAAAAATAACGTAGTACGCATCGAAAAAAATTGGGAAGAAACGAAAGTACTTCTTATCTCTGACTTGCATTGGGACAATCCTAAATGTGACAGAACGCTACTCAAGAAGCATCTTGACGAAGCACTTGCCGGGAATCACGACATTCTCATCAATGGCGATTTGTTTTGCTTGATGCAAGGTGCGTACGACCCTCGTAAATCGAAGAGCGATATTCGTGAAGAACACAACGTCGCAAACTACTTTGACGCTATTGTGAACACAGCAGTTGAATGGTTCTCACCTTACGCACATCTTATCAAGTTTGTAGGCTATGGCAATCACGAGACATCAATCTTGAAGCGTCAAGAGACTGACATCATTGAGCGATTTGTGACTTTGCTTAACTACAAGTGTGAGTCAAATGTTCAAGTTGGTGGCTATGGTGGATGGGTTCGCTACAATTTTGACGATGGCTCAAGTCATCATTCATTCAAAATAAAATATATGCACGGATTCGGGGGCGGAGGTGCAGTAACACGTGGAACAATCCAACACAATAGAATGAGTGTCAACGTCGAAGGTGCTGACGCAATTTGGATGGGTCACGTTCACGAAGACTACGAGTTGACTTACACCGTCGAGCAATTGACGCATCAAGACACCGTCATCTTGCGCGATATTCTAATGATTCGTACAAGTGCGTACAAAGAAGAGTACGGAGACGGCTCAAAAGGATGGCACATCGAACGAGGTGCATCTCCAAAGCCTATCGGTGGTCGTTGGTTGATTATGAAACCCTATCGCAATGAGAAGATGATGAGAAAGATTCACGCTTACACACACAAAACGCTATGATTGTAGATGTCTTAATTGTACACGAAGAGAGAAACGACCAAGCGTTTCTAGAAATTGGTGTAGATGCTGAGTTGATAGAGTATCTTGAAGAAGGTCTCGTTGACTTGCGTCAAGTTGTAGCGATAAGCGCGTATCACGAACACACTCAAATCTTCTTAAATGGTGGTCACTCATTGATAATTGACGAAGACTTCTATACTTTTGCGACACGATGGAAAAAGATGCGATAAACCCTAATCACTACAAGACAGGCGACGTAGAAGCAATCGAAGCAATCAAAGCGTCTATGACACAAGAAGCGTTTTACGGCTATCTCAAAGGCAACGTGTTGAAATATGTTTGGAGATTTGAGAAAAAGAATCGTCTTGAAGACTTAAAGAAAGCAAATTGGTACTTAACTAGACTCATAAATGAATATCAAGCAAACACAATTCAAGGGTTATAACAAAGAAGAATCGACGAAGAAGCAAATCTATCTTCATCACACAGCAGGAGGCGCAGACGCTCTCTCAACTTTTAAGTTTTGGGATGCAGATGCAGTCAACGTCGCGACTTGTGTTGCTGTCTCTCGCTCAGGTGAAATCGTACAAGGCTTCGACTCTAAGTTTTGGGCGTATCACTTAGGCTTGAAGTCATCGCATTTCTTGGGTCTACCATACACGAATCTAGACAAGAACTCAATCGGTATCGAGATTTGCAATTGGGGCTATTTAACACAAAAAGGCTCTAAGTTTTACAACTACGTAAACAAAGAAGTTAAAGATGTGTGCAAACTAGACACACCTTACAAAGGTTATACGTACTTTGAGAACTACACAAAAGAACAAATCGCTAGTGTTAAAGAGTTGCTTTTGCTATGGCGTGACAAATACGCTATTGATTTAACGTACAACGAAGACATTTGGCAAGTCACAAAGCGCGCATTGAGTGGCAAGAATGGAGTGTTCACACACAACTCAGTACGCAAAGACAAGATAGATGTCTACCCACATCCACTATTGATAGAAATGTTGAATGACTTTTGATGAATTTTTGAACGGCTTAGGCGAACGAGCAGACTCTTTCGTCACAAAAGGAGACAGCGAGTTGAATCAAATCATCGCGAACTTTTGGAATGGTGTCACAAAGCAACTAGAAGAGCAACTTGACAAACCTAAGCGTCGAGGCAAATTCACATACGATTCAAACGCAAGTGGTCGATTGCGTCAATCTATCAAACCACTAGAAACAACGAGAACACCTACGTCGTTGACAATGCGTCTAGGAATGGAAGACTACGCTGAGTATGTCGATGCAGGTCGTCGTCGTGGCAAACGCCCACCTGTACAAGCGATAGAACAATGGCTCATTGACAAAGGTATTCAAACGCGAACAGCAAAAGGTCAAGACCCTATCACAGCGCGTCGCAACAAAGCACAAGCAATCGCAAACGCGATAGGTCGACGAGGCATCAAACCTACAAAATTCATACGCAACGTATGGAATCAACAACTTCTAGACGGCATCTCGACAGAACTTGCTACGAAACTAGGCAACAGAATCTTCTCAGTAGACATCAAATAATTTTTCTATTTTGTTTGCATAGTGAAAAAATTGTTGTACTTTTGTGATGTATGACAAACATAGAAAAGATTCAAGAAGAACTAAAACACAAGCACTATCACGGTCTTCAAAAGACTATTCACGAGAGAACAGGTCTCTCACTTCCTACAATTCGTAAGTACTTGAAAGGTGACGTGTATCACCCAACAGCGGTCAAAGTATTCAAGACAGCAAAAGAAATCATTGAACAAATCGAAAACTAATATGAACAAATCTGAATCAATCAAGAACATTGGACTCGCTCTGTGCAAGTTTCAAGCAACAATCGGCAAAGTGTCGAAAGAAGCAAACAACCCATTCTTCAAGTCGAAGTACGCATCACTAGCGAACATCTTAGACACTATTCAAAAACCTCTCAGCGATTGCGGTCTTGCGTTTGCGCAACTACCTGACGACGACGCGTTGACTACTATCTTAATTCACAGCGAGAGCGGTGAGTGGATTGAAGCATCGTACAAGATGCCTGTCGCAAAACAGAACGACCCTCAAGCGATGGGTTCTGCTATCACGTACGCTCGTCGCTACGCTCTAGGTGCAATCTTAGGACTCAACATCGACGACGATGACGACGGTGAGAAAGCAATGGGTCGCGCACCACAAAAAGAAACGCTCACTCCTAAACACGCTAATTGGGCAAAAGCAGTAGAACACATCACTCGTGGTGGTAAAATTAGCGACATCACAAACAAGTATCACTTGAACGAAGTAGACTACAAATTGTTGTCGACTGCAAAATGAATGTTTGAGAATGGTTACGACTACGCAAAGTGAAGAGCAATGGCAAGAATTGCGTCGCTCTAGATTTACTGCTTCACAGATTCACAAGTTGATGGGTACTCCGAGAAACAAATCGGAGTACTTGAGTGAGACTGCAAAGACATTCGTCTATGAAAAAGGCGCAGAGATACTGACAGGCATAAGACCTGAAATCTATGGTCGCGCTCTTGAATGGGGCAAAGAACACGAACGTCAAGCGTATGAAGCGTTTGACCCTTTCAACACACTAGCAACATACTACGGAGGTGAGACATTCGTCTTCGTAGAATATGGCGACTTTGGTGGGTATTCTCCCGATGCGCTAGGTGATGACTTTATCGTTGAGATAAAATGTCCTTTTAATAGCGGTGTTCATCTTCGCAACTTCTCAATCAAAACAAACGAAGACTTGAAGTCGCTTCATAGCGAGTACTACTGGCAAATGCAAATGGGTATGATTGCTAGTGCTTGTGAGAATGCGTTCTTTGTTTCTTACGACCCTAGATTTGAAGACTCACACAAGTTGCACGTAGTAAATATAACACTTGACGACGTGAAAGACTTGATTGATGAGAAATTGTACTACGCAGGTCATATGCTTAAGAATGTCATAGAATTGTCATAAAACAAAACAAATAGAAAAAAAGTTTTCAAAGTACTTGCATATATGTTTTGTGATATTATCTTTGCTACATCAAATAACACAAACAATATGAAAAACACACAGAAAACAATGAGCGAATTTTTAGACATGGATGGTGGCATCGCTTTTAACATGGCTATTTACAACCGATTTTCAAGTATTGACGATTCTTGTTATACTGAAATTTGCGGGAGTTTTATTGATGGAGTTTACCAATGGGCTGACCATAACATTTACAATGTAATCCAGAGCGAGAATGCTAAATACATTGGGTACACTATTGCTTTTAATGACAACTGTGGCTATGGTCAAGTTTTGAGAAGAGTTTACATTGAAAAATGGGTTATGAACATAATGCCAAAGAATTGGAAACACGCTAAATCCTTGTTCAATAAGTTTCTAAAAGAAGACGTAAAGTTCAACCAAGCACAGAGAGAAAATTCACTAACGGGGGCTTAATCGCCCCCACTATTTATACAACTATGGCACTAGACATCATATACCCAATCCTATTGACTCCTATCACTATTGCGGTGATGTATGCGAGTCACGTGTTGACAAAGAAGTCGAAGAAAGAAATTCAAGAAGCGACTCCTTATCAGTTTGAAAAAGACGAAATGATTGAAGGCTTCAACGAAGCGATTCAACATCAGCGTCAAGAGTTGTATCGTATGTATAAAGGAAACGCAAAATGACAAGAATCGTACAAGCAGTCGTAAACAACGAACTAGAGTTTCGTGTCTACGAGAATCAAGAAGTAGTTGCTCGTTTTACTAAACAGCATCACGCTCAACAATTTGTCAATCGTCTAAACAAAACAGCGTACGTGTTAGTCAACGAAGACAACGACATCATTTGCGCGTTTGATAGCGAACCGACAATCGAAGAAGTAAAAGACCAACTAGAAGCATCGTATTCAATGAACTTGAGTTTGAGCAACTTTACAAATGGCTCATTCTATACACACTACGAAGTCTATGGTGACAACTTTCACGAAATTATCACAATCTTCAAAACGCAACTACTATGACACAATTTCAATTTTGCGTATGGCTAGGATTCATTGTACTCTCTTTTGTTCTAGGCTTTTATTGTGGTAAATATGACGAGCAGGATTGAGCAGTTCGAGCAAATGTATATGGACATCGCTCACATAGTTTCTCAACTATCTAGGTGCAATCGGAAAAAAGTGGGCGCAATCATAGTCAAAGATGGAAACATTGTCTCATTTGGATACAATGGCACACCAACAGGATTTTGCAACGAGTGTGAAGAGAACGATGTCACAAAAGACGAAGTCATTCACGCTGAGATGAATGCAATCTTGAAAGCAGGTACAAAGACGCAAGGTGCAACGATGTACGTCACGATGTCGCCTTGTATTGAGTGCGCTAAAATAATCAAACAGAGTGGCTTAAAATGCGTCATATACGATGAATTGTATCGAGACACTCAATCACTACAAAAATTAAAAATCAATTACAGACAAATATGAAAAAAGAATCTCAAATCAAAAAGGTAAAAAGTCACTTGTTGAGTGGCAAATCTATCACACCAATTGACGCGCTCAATTTGTATGGCTCGTTTCGACTCGCCGCGCTGATTCACGTACTACGTCACAAAGAAGGACTAGACATCGTGTGTGATGAGACAGAAGGATTCGGCAGATATTCGATTGAAACAAAAGGATAGTTTGCTATTTACTTACAAAGTACTATTTTTGTAAGGTATTAGAGTTGTGTGCGAGACAACTATCACAAGACATTTGCCCTCGGCAAGTATCGAACTCGCACTTCGGTACTCGCTTGAGGGCTTTTTTAATCTATGGCAACTGAAAAAAAATCATTTCTATTGTATTGTGACATAATACACACAATAGAGCAACTAACAGACGAACAAGCAGGTCACTTGTTCAAGCACATACTACAATATGTGAACGACAAAGACCCACAAACTGACAACGTCATCACAAAGATTGCGTTTGAACCTATTAAGCAATCATTGAAGCGTGACTTGCAAAAGTACGAAGACATACGAAAGCGTAATTCAGACAACGCTCGTAAGCGATGGGATGCGACCGCATACGACCGCATACGAAAAGATACGAAAAATGCCGATAGTGATAGTGTAAGTGATAGTGATAGTGTAAGAGATAAAAAAGTATTTACTAAACCAACTCTAGACGAGTTGAGAGATTATATGGATTCAATAGGAATGAATGACGTATCAAACAAATTTTTTGACTTCTATGAATCAAAGGGTTGGATGATAGGCAAAAACAAGATGAAAGATTGGAAGTCAGCAGTTCGAACTTGGAAACCAAATAATTTGAAAGTGTCAACAAATCAACATAAACTTGCAACACTATGAATCTAGAACAAATGATACTATCAAACTTGCTGTTCTACAATGATGCAAGACACTTCTTACCACAAATCAACAAGAATTGGTTCACACAAGACTTCTCACGTCGCATCGTAGATGTGATGACACAATTGTACTACGACAATCAACCTGTCGACTTAGTGACGCTCTCAAAGCATTTCACAAAAAAAGAAGTTTTTGAGATTATTAAGATACAACAAGAAGCAAGTGGGTTGACAAACATCAAAACACATCTTCAAACATTAGAATATAACTACATCAAAACAACTCTCATAGATAGATTGTCACACTTGAACTTGACAAAAGAACTTGATGAGATGGTCAAAGACTTGCAGTCGATTCTTGACGAGACTACATTCTCGACACACAAAGAACCTGACTCGATAGTAAAAGTCACAAACAAAGTAGTTGACCAAATAGTTGAGAATAGTCTCAAAGGTGGTGCGCTAACAGGCAAACAAACAGGATGGCGATACTTAGACAAGTACATCGGTGGTTACAACGAAGGCGATTTGATAGTCGTAGCAGGTAGACCGGGAATGGGTAAGACTGCAATCGCTCTCACGCTCACAAAAGACTTCGCGAAATACAACTACAAAGCACTCTTCTTGTCGCTTGAGATGTCAAACGAACAACTTGCAAAGCGATACTTGTCTTTGATAGGCAACATTGAAAATTGGAAGATTCGCAATGGTCGTCTAGAACAAATCGAAATAGACAAAGTCATCAACACAGCAAACAATCAATCAATCGAGTTCTTCATAGACGATGACGTTGATACATCAATCGCACAAATTAAAGCAAAGGCGAAGTTGCACAAGTCTCGCAAAGGTCTTGACTTACTTGTCATCGACTACATACAACTAATCAAAGGAACAAAAGCAAATCGTGAGCAAGAGATAGCAGAAATCTCACGAGGTTTGAAACTACTTGCAAAAGAATTGAAAATCACGGTCATTGTACTTGCTCAGTTGTCACGTAAAAGCGAAGAGAGAGCAGACAAAAGACCTATGTTGTCAGACTTGAGAGAGTCAGGTGCGATAGAACAAGACGCAGATATTGTGATGTTCCCTTTTAGACCTGCATACTATGACACAGAGAAGCCCGACGTTGAAGAAGCGGAGTTGATTATCGCAAAGAATAGAAACGGTGAGTGTTGTACGATACCTACAACTTTTGAAGGCAAACTAACAGAATACAAAGAACGCATATGAAGACAATAAAACTTGAGAACAACATTCTTGAAGACGAATACACACGATATGTGTGTGAATCGTTTGACATTCAAGATTCAACAAAGACAAGCGTAGAAATACCGGTCAATTTTAGCGAATGTAGAAACTTCGATTGGAACATTGGTGTCATCTACGGAGGTAGTGGTACAGGTAAATCAACTCTATTGAAGCATTTTGGCGCGATTAGAGAGATTCAATTCGATGAATCTAAGTCTCTTATATCTAATTTCGATTGGTTGCAACCTAGCGACGCGTGTTTGCTTTTGTCATCTATGGGCTTGTCTAGTGTACCAACTTGGTTGAGACCATATCGTACGCTATCGAATGGTGAACAATATCGCGCACAACTAGCGTATCTTGTTGGTAGTGCAAAAGAAGAAGAAGTTGTACTTGTAGACGAGTACACAAGCGTAGTAGATAGAGACGTAGCAAAAGCGATGTCTTATGCTCTTCAAAAATTCATTCGTAAGAACAATAAGAAAATCATTCTAGCAAGTTGTCACTTTGATATTATGGAGTGGTTGCTTCCCGATTGGACTTATTCACCATTGAAGGGGCGTGTCGAGAGACACGACTATCTTCGGCAATCAAGACCATCAATTGAGTTTTCGGTATTTCGATGCAGATATGAAACTTGGCGTATATTCAAACACCATCACTATTTGA